TCATTGCTCGGCGTGTCTGAGGTGCTGAGCGTATACCTTGACCAGCTTCGGTAACACGCCGATTTCCATGGCAACGGCGCCCACTGTCTCGTGGATCTGGACGGCACGCTTCCAGTCCCTCCGGCGTATCAGCACGGTCGCCGCCCAGACATCGGCCTCCCACTCGTCTCGGGGACCGCACCCGGTGTGCTGATGGTAGGCGTGGCCAATCTCGTGGGCCAGCGTATAGTCCCGCTGCAGCGCGCCCAGCTCAGGGTGGAGGCGGATCTCTCGGGTGCGTTGGCACCATTCACCCCATCGGCCTTCTGCCGGGGGCCTCTGCACTACTTTGGCACCCAGGGCGGTGGCGTAGTCGATGAGATCCATACCTGCCAGAGACTAGGGCCTGGCACTGACATGGACTTAGGTCTAAAACTTGGCGTTTGGCGGCGCCGCTACTTCGCGCTCGTCTTCCGCAGCGCCTCGATCGTGCATTCCCATAACCACGTGGAGAATCCAGAGTAAGCGAAGAAGTGTAACCGTGGTCAGTGCGCCCGAGAGCACGCCGCTGCCGGTAGCCAGGGCGGGGTAGGCCGGGTATATTGCCGCGGCAAAGGTCGGGGCCAGTGCCGCGATCAGTAAGGCGAACATAGGAGCCAAGGTGGCCCGGTGCAGGACTCGTCCGTATTTGGCCATCACAGACTTCACGTATTCGCCGCCTGGCCGATGAATGAAGGCCAAGACCACGGAAACCAGCGCGAAAGATATGCCCGCGAGTGACGCAAGACCGGTAAGTGCGGGAGCCGCAACGTCCGCCTGAAGGCATGGGCCACCGATGGCTAGCCACCCAACGACAGCCATGGCCGCCACGCCGAAGTCAATCAGCGGGTGGTTCGACATCCAATCGACCAGCTGCTTCCACACGACTTTCGATCTCCTCTACTGCACTAACCATGCCTTCGGCGAGATTCGTGAAAGACACTTGATCCGGGTCTCGGCCTGCAACGGCCACTTTGATCGTCATGTGGTCACGAACGATGCGCATCAACTCTTCGCGGCCGTCGGACCCAATCAACGTTACCGAGCCCCCCTCTGGCCGGATAGTTCCCCGGGACAGTTCTTGCTCGGCGGTTTTTCGTAGAGCCTCCGACTCATCCGGGGAGTACTTAGCATCTAGCTTAACCCCGACAGTTACTGCCCCGTGAGGGAACTTCTCGCCCCTGACTGTACGGGCGATGTCTGACATGAGTGGATTCGTGTCCCGGTGATGCTCGGACAGAAGGTCGTCGTCAGCAGCGGCGGTGACGGTCACTTCGGTAACCGCTTTTGCCTCTCTGATTCTCCGAAGCTGGTCTGTCCTCAGGAGTTGGTTCACGATCCACTTACTGTCAGGGGTAGCAGGTTCCATCCACCGCTCGAGGAATGCGTGAAGGTCGTCCGGTCCCGGCGCCGATCGGTGACCCTTGAGAATTGCCACTCGTGATCCTCCGCGCAAGAACAAGACCGCGGTGGGATACGCAAGAGGCACGTCGTCGGAAGAGACATCACGCACCTCGCCGGTAGAGGACATGTAACTCAGGAAGCGCGTGTCAATTGGGGAGTACATGGCCAGTAGCCAAATACCGCCCACCTGAAGCGAGTCGTACATAACTCCGCGGTGGAACCGCTCTTCGTGGGGGAGTGCACCGAAGCGTTTGAGCTGTGCATCGGAGATCACGCTGCTCGGGGGAACCGACTTCCTTTTGATGCGATAAGCGAGTTCGTAGACGCTGCACGTGCGACTAAACCCACCTTTGGGCCTAGGCCTAATCACGGGCCATCCTCGGGCAGCTGATCCCGGTCGAGGTTCGGATCTTCCTCAAGTGCGGCGATTTTCTCGCCGTACATCTCGTCCCACTCGGGGTCGTGGCCCGCACGGCGCGGTCGGTGCGGCCTGTCGCGGCGAGCCTTGAGCTCATCTCCGTGAATCTCGTATGTGACTTCGCCGTCCGTCGATCGGACGGCCTGGGTAATGGGGGCGGAACCTTGCCCATGCTCCCCACCTTCTTTCCTGTCGCGTTCCAATGTTGCTAGGAGAAATTCAGTCAGCGCGGCCCGTTCCCGATCCGACATGCGCCGGGTCGCTTCGGGGCCGACGTAGACTTCACCGCCAGGGTTGCCGGCATACTCGAGCAGCTGGGAGCTGGTGACCCCCAGCGCGCTGGCGACTGCGTCCACGGTTTTAGGTCGGGACGCCCTGCCACCCTGAATGATGCTTTTTACGGTATCCACATGGATTCCAGAGGCCGCGGCGAGAGCGTTGACAGAGACTCCGGCGCCACGCTGCTTCACGTAGCCCTTCTGCTCCATCAGCCGCTCAATCTCGGCGGGGTAGCTGTTGTCCATGGGGCTAATCTCCTACACATTGTTGGGCGCGTCTACCCTATCGGTGTCCACCGTGTCCACAAATACCAGGCGTGTAATTTTCCGCATCCGCATGGTGGCGCGAAAAGAATCTCTCTCCGGTGTGGACACCAGCGTCCAACGGGTCTAAGCTCCAATTAGAGCCAACACGAAAGGAGGCGACATGGTGATCTCAGCACTACGGGAAGAAGCGAAGCTCGAAAACCCCGAGCTGCTCAAGAGCTACATGCGGCGCGGCTACTGGTCGGTCCGTCCACTGGCCGACGAGGTGGACTTCCGTCTGCGTCGGTCCTACAAGAAGCGGCTGCGCCTGAACCCGACCGCACCCGAGGGGTGCAAGAAGTCCACCATCGGGAACCTGCGCAGCGGGTACCGGAGCACGGTCCACCCGGACACCGCACAGGCCATCTGCGAAGTCTTCGGCATCCCCGTCGAAGGTCTTTTTTTGGTCACTAACTCCAATGTCCAACGAGAGGTAGGTGCTAGTGTGCGATGAGCACCCCCAGGGCAATCACCCTGGACCCCAAGCGGGACTGGATGCACGACGCCCACACCGCCATCGACGCCCTAGTCGTCCGCTACCACCGCACCGGCCAGACGTTCACCGCCGAGGACCTTCGCGGCATGGTCGGGAAGCCCGAGCACTGCAACTGGATCGGGTCCGCATTCCGAGCCGCCTGCAACCGAGGCTCCATCACCCAAGAGGGTTACACCTTGTCCCACACCAAGTCACGACGCGGCGGCGTCATCCGCGTCTGGAAAGCAGCCACACCATGAGCCGCCGAACCCGCAACGCCGTCGAGGTGAAGGACGCGGCCCAGATGCTCGCCAGCGAGCACAAGCCGGTCTCCACCTCCACCGTGTATCGGCTGATCCACAAGGGTGAGCTTGAGGCTTTCAAGCTCACCGATGGGCGCACCGGCAAGATCCTCATCTACGAGGACAGCATCGAGGCTTTCAAGACCCGCCGCGCAGTTGCCGTGCCATATGACCGGCGCAGGATCCTTGAGCTGCTCGCCGCCCCGTAGCGCCCCAGCCACTCGGCCATCACCCCACACCCCACGCAGCACCCCGTCTCTTGGTCCGCCGAGAGCGCAGACAGGAAAGGGCACCACTATGTCCACCATCACCCGGACCGGATTCGAGAAAGCCGCACTCGGCACCGCGCACAGCATGGGCATCATGATCAGCCGCTCCCAGCAGAAGCGGGTCGGCAGGGAATGTGTCCGCCGGATAAGCCGCATGACGGACCTCGAGAAGGAACGCCTGGTCATGCACTCCGACCCCGTCCCCTGCGAGGCACTGCACCACCTGCTCGGCACGACGCCATGCCAGCGGTGCGGCCAAGCACCCAGGGCGCTGACCGCGTGACTCGAGGCGTCTACGGCGAGCTACCGACTCGCAGATGCGACATGTGACCTCATCGCTTCTTGGGCTCCGCCGCCGGCTCGAGGCCAACAAAGATCGGGGAATCACTGCCTTCCACTCGGAATTCGAAGTGGTCAGGCATGGCGTAGCCATGGTTCATCAAGGCGTAGAAGCGGTGAAGAGACCCGACTGGGATCGTCACCGGCCACACGCCCTCCCGATCGCGGGTCATTGACCCAAACATGTGGAAGTCGCTCTCGTTTAGGAGCTCTTTCAATGTGATCTCCTGCGAGCTGGTATTGCGGACCACGATCGTCCTATCCCGGTCGCCGAGATGATGCGCGCTTAGCGGCGGTCGAGCGAGCGAGGCCGCGATCTCTTCCACGGCCTGCACTTGCCGTTCGACGCGCCGGCGATCCTCCTGTGCCTGGTCGCGTGCCTTCTTTGCTCCGTCGGCCATCCACCAGGAGAACGCCGCGAAGCCGAGCGAAGCGAGAGCGATTGTCACATTGACCCATTCCACAGCACGAGCTTATCGGGCGCATTCGCCCGAGCTCCACCTATTCCTCGCGGAGAGGCCACCCCATGATTCCCGTCTATATCACCCTAGCCCTGCTCGTCTGGCTCGCCCTCTGCGCTGGCCTCCTGGTCATCCTGGCCCGGCTGGCACGTGAGCGGGACCGGCAGGACAGCATCGCCGCACGACTCCCACACCCACGACCGAAGGACACGCCATGAGCGACGAGCAGCTGGCAGAAGATCAGGACTACTGCCGAGAATGCGACCGCGTGACCCGCTGGAGCGCCGACGAGCGCTGCGACGGTTGCGGCCGCACTTGGGGATTCGACGCAGAGGAGCAGACCTCATGACCAACCTCGACCAGGCCGCCCAGACCTACGCCGCCGAGCTCGCCGCGAAGGGCATCAAGGAACGGGAGGCATACGCCGCCACCCTCGGCTACACACGTGGCTGGCAAGACGCACAGAAGGAGAACGCATCGTGAGCACCGAGAACCCCCGCGAGATGAGCCTGCCGCAGATCCAGCAGGTGCACCGTATGTTGAGCCGCGGCATAACGGACCTGAACGTCTGCCGGATCGCCGGCCTGATCGCGCTCGGCCAGGAGGACGGCTTCACCGACTTCGAGGCCGCACTGAACGACATGCAGACCGCAGTCAACGCCATGAAGCAGGCTGCGGCCGAGATCTCCGACCACCGGGAAGCAGTCCGGCTCCGCGAGCTCGCCGCCACCTGCCAGGCGCCGCAGAACGATTGCCACTACTTCCCAGCCGCGGACGACCAGTGCCGGGTACCGGCCATGCTCCACACCGAGTTCTGCGCCAAGCACCAGGACCAGGCCGCCAACGACTGGTACGAGGCACACGAGGTCACCGACCACTGTGCATTCCACTGCGAGGGCGCCGACCACTTGGTCGACGGAGAACTCATCGAGGAGGTGAAAGTCGCATGAGACCACCATCCGCACCTGTAGCCGCTCAACGTAGGCGGCTTTTTTTGTGGGCACCTGCGCTTCTGGTCGGTGTCGCGCTCCTGTTCACCGGCCACTACGGCGCCGCAATGCTCGGCATCTTCATCGCCTCAGCAATCGGCGGCCCCGGCCTCATCCTCGACCGACCCCACCCCACCCACGCATAACCCCCACCCGAGAGAAGGACACCATGAACGACATGCAAAGGGCCGGCGCCACCGCGCTGACCATCCGAGACGACCAGACCACCTGGACACCCGACCAGGCATCCGCGTTGCAGCACCTCGGCGTGCAACGCGCCAACCGGGCCGACGTGGAGATCTTCTTCCACCAGTGCAAGCGCACCGGCCTCGACCCGTTTGCCCGCCAGATCTACATGATCGAACGCCAGGGCAAGCAGACCATCCAGACCGGCATCGACGGCTTCCGGCTCATCGCCACCCGGGCGGTGCGCGGCACCTCAGAGACCCTCGGCTACGAGGACAACCTCTGGTGCGGCGAGGACGGCGTCTGGCGTGACGTTTGGGTCGGGAGCACCCCTCCCGTCGCGGCGAAGGCCACGGTCCTGCGCAACGGCCAGCGGTTCCCCGCGATCGCGCTCTTCGATGAGTACGCGGCCCGGAAGCGCGACGGTGGCCTGAATGCCATGTGGGCGTCCCGGCCCGCCGGGCAGCTCGCGAAGTGCGCCGAGGCGCTGGCCCTGCGCAAGGCGTTCCCGCAGGACCTCTCCGGTCTGTACACCGCGGACGAGATGGATCAAGCCGGGGCACCCGAACCGGCCTCCGCACCCGCTCCGGCGACTGTCCGGGGTCCGCATCTCGCCGCCGAGAGTGCACCCAGCCCCGAGGAACCCGCCACCCAGCCGGGGTCAGACGCGGTCGACCAGGGGATCAAGGACGCGTGGGACAGCCTCGAGCGGCTCCGGCGGATCCACAACTGGTTGAAGTCGAACAACCCGCAGGATCCGCGTCTGGCGAAGATCGCGCAGCGTGGCCAGGAGCTGCAGGCCAAGGCCGACGCCGCCGCATCCGAGGTCCACGAGGGCGAGATTGTGGACGAGACCACGCAGGACGAGACCCTGCCGATCAACGAGGAGAGCAACGCATGAGCACCAACGACAAGCACCTGACCCGCGACGACCGGTTGAGTTTTTTGCTCCGGAAGACCGTGGCTGACTTCATCGCCACCGAGGTGAAGGACGAGCGCCACACCATCATGGACGACCTGCTGGTCCGGTTCCGGGAGGACGGCATCAAGCAGCTCTCCATCAACCTGCCCGACGGGGAAGCGATCGCCACCCTGACCCTGACCCAGCCGAAGCCGTTGGCGAAGGTGAAGCAGGCCGAGGCCGACGAGCTCCTCGCCTGGGTGGCCCGGCGGCACCCGGAGCTGGTGGAAGAGATCCCCGAGCAGGTGATCCCCGCACACCAGGCGCTCAAGGCCGATGCGGTGCCGTACCTGATCCGGCACACCAAGGTGGTCGAGGGGCACCACTACACCGAGGAGGGCGAGGCGGTTCCGGCGCTGTTCACCACTACCGCGGACCCGTCATCGTTCAGTGTGAAGTATTCCTCCGGGGATGACTCCCGGGCCCGCCTGCTGGACGCATGGCGGGACGGGGAACTGGCCGGACTGAACACCGGGACGACGTTGCCGGCGCTCACCTGGACGGGGGTCAGCGCATGAGTATCGAGGATGCCAAGGCACGCATAGCTGAGGTCGCGAACGGCCAAGAGCTGCTGGTCTGCACCCGAGTCTGGGAGGCGTGGAGCTACAACACCATGAGCGCCGACGACTTCCAAACCGTTGCCGACGACGGCGACATGATCGAAGAGCTCGCCACCGCTGCGTTCACCCTCACCGACGATCAGTGGGGAGCCCAACATCAGAAAGTCTGGGACGCGATCTACCGGGAGATGAACGGCAAGTACGGCGACTTCGGCGCTGGCCTGAGTGATGCCTGTGATGCCGCGATGCGGGCTCTCGGATTCCGGCGCGCAGGGGAGGACACATGATCACCCTCCCACCAGCCGAGGAGGCGCGGATCACCCTCGACAGCGTGTGGCTCGGGGTCGGTCTCGCCATCCTCCGCACCGGACCCGCCGAGGACACCAGCCGCTACCTCAACCACCTGCACGCCATCCGCACCCGCTGAACCCGCCACACCATCAGGCCAGTCCACACGGGCTGGCCTTCTTCATGCCATGAAAGGGAACCATGACTCACCAGACACTCATCGAGGGCAACCTCACCGCGGATCCGGACCAGATCCGATACGCCGGAGATGTGCCAGTCCTGAACATCAACGTGGCCGTGAACAGCCGAGAGAAGGTCAACGGCCAGTGGGGCGACGGAGAGCCCACGTTCTACCGGGTCGCCATCTGGCGCGACCAGGCAGTCAACGCTGCCGAATCCCTTCGCAAGGGAACGTCGGTGATGGTCTACGGCACCGTCAAGTCGAAGTCCTGGGAGAAGGACGGACAGCGCCGGACCAGCCTGGAGATGGAAGCCATCGTGATTGGCCCGTCGTTGCGCTGGCAGACCGCGCAGGTGGCCCGGGCTGGCAAGGCGTCCGGTGGACAGCGGGCGCAGAGCAACGGCTTCGCGCAGGCAGAACAGCCGGCACAGGACCCATGGGGCGGGCAGGACATGGGCGGTATCGGATTCAACAACTCCGCGTCGGGTGGAACCTGGGGCGAAGAAACGCCTTTCTGATGTCCCGGCGCAGGTGCCGTAAGCGCACCTACTTCACCGAGCTGCGCGCCATGATCGCGCTCATCGAGGTCCAGAAACGGCGGGGCACCGGGAAGGCCGAGCAGTCGGTCTACCGGTGCCCCACCTGTCGCAACTGGCACCTCACCAGCCAGGCCCAACGCGCCCGGCCCTGACACCTAAGACCGGCCCACCCCCTCCCTTGCGCCGAGGGGGTGGGCCTCTCCGTACCCAGAGGAACCCATGCCGTACATCCCACATATCGAAGACACGCGCTGCTGTGCGCGCTGCAAGTCCATCCCGCCAATCTGCGCGCTGCGCCACCAGTGCCCCTGCCATTCCGAGTCGCTAGCCAGGGCTCAAATGACAGCGCGGAAGGCCGCCCTCCGGCACAGCGTCCAGGACCACTGGCCGGAGGAGGCGCACTGAACGGGCCCAGCGTCCGCGGGGTCCCTTCGAGGGTACGAAAAGCCCGCTTGGGGCAACTCACCAAGCGGGCCTGCACAACCCTCAGGGGGAGGGTTGTGTGACCTAGGTTACAACATTCTGAGGGCCCTGGCCGCGCTGGGGCCCTTTCCTATACCCAAGAGAAGGTCCCATGAACACGATTCCCGGCATGTACACCCACGACGGCTACCAGTGGTCGGAGCCTCTGAGCGACGCCCTGCCGCCACCACCCGCAGACGGTCGGCCGGCGCCCTGCCAATGGGGCGCGCTCACCAACAGTGGGCCCGCCGCAGACTGGCCGCAGGACGAATACCACGTGCAAGTGCTGCAGATCGGCGTCCTCTGTACCCAACCGGTCACGAGGTACGCCACCCACCACTGCCCCGGCAAACGCTGCCCGATCGCGCACACCTTCTATTTGGTCTGCCACCACCACGCCTTGTACTCCTACCCGATCTGGGGGAGCGACGACCCGCCTGGGCTTCACGGCGTCACCTCCGGGATGCTCACGCAGGCGACGCCCGCCTGGCGCGACTGGTGGCAGGACCACGCCGCACGCACTGCGCACGCTGCCGACAACGACGACACCCGAGCGATCGTGCTGCAGCCAGCCCTGTTCTGAGAGGACCCCATGACCGACTACGACAAGATCCACCGGTGCCGAGCCGGCATCAACACGGCGGTGCTGCAGCTCCAGGAAGCGAAGGACCAGCTCAAGGGGATCAACCCCGACGGCGGCGAGCTCCCCACGGTGATCGGCCCCGTCCGGTTCGAAGACGCCTACCGGGGACTCGCACGCGCCATCGGTGGCGGCCACGACTACTACGACCAATGGACACCGGCCAGTCAGGCCAGCCACCGCGGCTACGCACGCGTCGTCCTCGAAGGCGCAGGGTTCCAAGTCCAAGAGAGGCAGCCATGACCACGAAGCATCAGCTCGACACCCTGCTCCCACCAGCCGAGCAGCAGGCCATGGTCAACCGGGCACTCGCCGCCGACGCCGTCCGGAGGGCCGCCATCCACCAGTGGGACGACCCATGCGGCACCCGCGACCGTGAGCTCTCCGTGATGATCAAGCTCGCCCGCCACCGGGGACTCGACGACGCCGACATCTGCACCATCATCCACGACACGAGAGAGGAGGCCGCGCATGAGGATCAGGAGCATCAAACCTGAGTTCTGGCGGTCCGACGACATCGCCCAGCTCCCACGCGACGACCGTCTGCTCTTCATCGGCATCTGGTCCTACGTGGACGACAACGGCGTCGGTCGGGATCAGGCGTCACTCATCGCGGCTGATCTGTTCGCACATGACCTCTCCATAGATCCTACGGAGACCCTACGGAGGGTCAATATGGGTCTACAGAGGCTCTATATGGATGGGCTTATCCACCGATATAGGGGTCCATACAACGGCAAGGACCGGGACTTCCTGCAGGTCGCCAACTGGGACTCTCACCAGCGCATCCAGAACCCAGGAAAAGCGCGTTACCCCAGGTCAGACGCACAAGGGGTCACCATTCCGGAGACTCTACATAGATCCTCCGTAGAGCCAACGGAGATCCTCGGTCCTGGAGCAGGGGAGCAGGGGAGCAGGGGAGCAGGTACTTCTTCGTCCGAAGTCGCTGCCGCGACACCGGACCCGGAGAGACCAGACCCCAACGCTCGCGAGGACATCAAAGGCATCTACGACCACCTCCACCAGCGACTCACCGAAAACGAGAACAAGACACCAGACACCCCACCGAAAGCATGGCTCGACGCGGCACGGCTCCTCCTCGACCGGGACAAGCGGCCAGAGGCAGAGATCCACCGGGTCATCGACTGGTGCCAGCAGGACGGATTCTGGAAGACCAACATCCTGTCCCTACCAAAACTCCGCGAGAAGTACGACCAGCTGCGCCTCAAGGCACAAGAGCCACAACGACCAACCGGCCCACCGCAGCAGTTCCGGTCAGCCGCCGAGCGTCGATACGCACAGGGCGCCACCCTGGTCGCAGACGAGCTCGCCCAATGGCAGGAGCAGCAACGACAGAAAGAGATCACCCGATGAGCGAACCAGCACCAATCGACATCCGCAGCATCCGGGACGACGAGCCCATGGTGCGCCCCCTGGTGTCTGCGCTCATCGCCCACCTCAACCAGTCCGCCGACGCCCGCATCCAGGTCACCCCGTCCAACGTCACCCTGTGGCACGACGTGCTCGCCCCGTCCACATTCGGGGAAGCACTCACCGCGGCACACGGGTACTACCGCAAGTACGACGCCAAGAACCCCGACCGGCCACCGCTGGGCATCGGGACACTCGGCCACCTCATCAAAGAGCGGATCGAGTACGAGGAGCGCATAGCAGCCCACCAGCTACCCCCGGCGAAGATCGACAAGCGGAAGATGCCCCGCCGGATCCTGCTCAAGTTCCAAGCGGCCGGGAAGCTCCTCGACCGCAACCCCGACGAATACCCCAACCGATGACCAACCCCCACCCGAGAGAGGCACCCATGAGCCCGTGCGTATGCGGTTGCACTTGCACCGTCGACCCAGGTTTCTTCACACCAGACCCCAGGAAACGCCGAGAGTGGCGCGGAGACATCACGATCACCGATGGATGCCCTATTCACGACACGAAGAGAGGTCCCATGACCACCGAACCAGCCACGCCCCGCGAGCGCGCCGAGGCGCTGGCGCACCAGCGCTGGCCTGACCTGCCTGGCATTGGGCCAGCAGACTTCAACGCGATGATCCTTAGGCGTGAAGCACTCGTCGCTGGCTTCCTCGCCCGTGACGCCGAGGTTGCCGCCCAGATTCGCACAGCACGCTCCATGGAGCCCGAAGCTGCCGCCGAATCCTACCGACGCGGCGACCGCCACCCCTGGGCGATGAGCGTCCGCGCTTACCTCAAGCGCCGCGCCCTGCAAGTGCGAGGAGAAAAGTGATGAGGGCCGCCGAGTATCGCGCCCGGCACATGACCGAGGGTGACCTGCAGACCGCCGTGTGTGGGCTGCTCACCGCCTGCGGTTGGCACTGGTTTCACGACACCGACAGCCGCCGAAACCGGGCCGGACTGCCCGACATCGTCGCCGTCCACCCGCGGGGCCTGTTCATCGCCGTAGAGCTCAAAGGGCCACGCACCCCAGTCAACGACAAGCAGCAGCAATGGGCCGACGCACTGGAGAGGTTCGAAGCCCGCACACACCCCGCCGCCTGCTTCACCGGGATCATCCGCCCCCACGACTGGGACACCGGACCCTTACAGAGGTTCATCAGGGAAGCGCCCAGCGTGCCCCTCACCGCCCCGTAGCCCGCCGACACACAAACTACCCACCCAGGCCCCGTGCACACGCACAGGGGCCATTCCTATGCCCAAGGAAAGCACGATGCCCGGATTCATCATCAAGCCCAAGCCCGACGAGGACTTCTACGTCCGCTACTCGACCGTGGCCGATTCCGTGACCCAATTCGGTTCCCGTGAGGAGTTGACGAAGAGCCTCCATTCCGACGAGGCCGACCCTGCGCGATTCGACCGAGCAGACGAGCACGGGACGTCAGCCCTCGGCTTCGAACCGCCGTACCTCGGATGGCACGACACCGAGATCCAGATCCGCGAAGGCGTCATCGACCCAACCGAACCCGATGGCGGGGACGTGCCCTGGTCATACATCAAGCGGGCCGACCTACGCGCACTATGTGGGACCCTGCGCGACGGCTACTTCCACCCACCAGCCGGGATGCTGCGCTGGGAGCCCCAGCCATGACCGGCCACCGCATTCACGACGTTGATTTGCGTCCCATGTGGGCCATCCTCACCGCAGCCGCCACTATCTCGGATGGAGGCCGATAGGGGTCAGCGCGCTATTACTCACCGGGCTCCAGGGGCCGCAACTGACTCTTCTCAAAGATCTCGGCCACAGAAGCGGAGCCCATGGACTCCCCAGACACCAGCTGCGTGTCGATCCTCTCGACCCAAAGTCGCAGACGCTGACCCTGATCATCAGTGGAAGACACCGGAACCCCAGCAAACTCAGCGAAATTCTTAAACGCGGAAGTAGAGATCATCGCGCTCTCCGACACCCCAGCTTTCCGCGCATCGAAAACAACAGTCAGCACGCCTCCATCCAAACGAACGTCCGAGACAGCCTGAGCAATAGTCACCCCCGAACCAGTGCTCGCCCGCTCAGTAAAGAAAGCCTTGAACTCGCCCACCACTGTGCTTGCGTCCATGATCGTGCACTCCAATCGCCAGTTTCCAGAACGTACTGCCGATTAACACCGTAGCCGCAAGACCAGTGTCGCCCCAGAGATCCCGAATAACCCTATGAATCATCGACTAAGGAGACGCACCCTATGAGCGAAGACCGGCCCCTGTGTGGGGCGAAGAAGAAGGACGGGACGCCGTGCAGGGTGTCGCCAATGAGAGGGGCGACCCGCTGTCGGTTGCACGGTGGAGCGTCCCCAAGGTCATTAGCGAAGGCGAAGGAGCGTGTGCAGATGCAGAAAGCGATGCGCGCCCTGGGGGAGGTGCCCAACGAGAATGTGGACCCTGCTGAGGCCCTGTTGGGTTTGGTGACGCAGAAGTGGGCTGAGGTGCAGTGGCTGCGCATCAAGGTCCAGGAGGTAGACGAGCAGGGCACCGTCACGTCCGGCGAGGACCGGGCCACCGACGGAGAGTCGCTGGTCTGGGGACTGACCAAACGTGATGAGGGCACTGGGCCTATGGGCCCGGTGGACGTTGAGACCCGCGAGGTGGGTCCGAACATCTGGTGGAAGTTGCTACGCGAGGCTGAGGACCAGCTCGCCAAGTACTCCACCGCCGCACTCCGGGCCGGTGTGGAGCGCCGCCAGATCGATCTGCAGGAGGCCCACGCCCTGCACCTGGCGCAGGCGATCACCCGGATCCTGGACCAGCTTGGGCTGTCGCAGGATCAGGCCCGGCTGGTGCCGACCGTGGTGCCCGCAGTGCTGAGGTCGCTGCCGGTGAAGGAGGGACAGTAGTGCGTGCCCTCAGCCCATCCCTCGTCCGTAAGGTAGAAGCCGTGCCAACCCACGAGGAGAACATGCAAATGCCGCCCGAGCTCGTCCATTGGAACCCAGAACGCCCCGCTTTCAAAGGACGGATCGGCGAGCGTTACGCACCGAAGCGTCCGCTCAACAACTTCGGGGACCTCCTGGGACCAGTCATCGCGAGAGAGCTTCTGCGTCGAGCTGACATAGAGCCCGACAACAACCAAACGTCGGGACGCGTCATCACCGTGGGTTCGATCCTCCACTTCTGCAAGACCGGGGACACAGTCTGGGGCACCGGCCGCAACGGCAAGATCGCGGACAAGCGCCACAAGTTCAAGACACTCGACGTACGTGCGGTCCGCGGGCCCGTCACCCGCGCCTTCCTCCAAAGTCGTGGCGTCGACGCCCCACCGATCTACGGCGACCCGGGCCTCCTGGTTGGTCACCTCTGGGAACGGGACCAACTTGCCACTGGTCACCGCCGCAGCGACTACCGAGTCCTCCCGAACTTTCACGACTTCCACGAAGTAACCGGACGGCTCTCTCCGCGCACCGTTGACCCACGGCACGACCTGTGGAAAGTTATCGGCCAGATCGCGGCCAGCGAACTCATCGTCGGATCATCACTCCACGGCATCATCGTGGCGGAAAGCCTTGGCATACCGGCCCGACTCGTCCAGCCCGCGACGGAGACCCTCCACAAGTACGAGGACTACTACCGCGGCACCGGTCGAGAGAAATTCACACCCGCCCCAGATAAGAAGACGGCGCTCAAGTGGGGTGGCGAACCGCTCCCTGACTACGACCCCCAGCCCCTTCTAGATGCGTTCCCCTACGACCGATGGAAGCACTAGACGTCAGTCCCCGCCCCAGAGCACCCGGCCAACACCGGGGGTTTTCTCATGCCCCCCGACATTCAGGAGCTACGCCCATGAGCCTCACCGTCAACATCTACCGCCTCACCGAACCACACAAGCTCATCCGACCAGACGGCACCCTCGCCAAGAATCGCGACGGCAACGACATCTACCAGCCGGCCCTACTCGATCAGCTTGCCAACGCCACCAAGAGCAGCCGCGGCGGCGGCCAAGACCACAACGACATGCCCATCCCGATCAACACCCGCGCCATCGACCTCTGGAAGCAGCTCGACACCGAGGTCCGCCAAGTCACCCTCGACCGCTACGGCCACGCCCGCGGCCACCTCGGCGCACTCCTCACCCGCTGGAAGAGTGAAGGCGACACCGCGTGGATCGCTCACCTCGAGCACATCACCATGGACATCATCGACCGCATCGAGACCATGTTCGACCCACCACCCAAACGCCGCACCCTCAAACAGCCCTGCCCCGCCTGCGGAGAACTCTGGACCCTCAACAGCGACGGCGAACGGGTCCACTGCCTCACCGCCGGCACCCACAACGACGACGGAACCCTCCGCAACCCCGCCGACTGCGAAGCCACCTGCGCCGCCTGTGAAGCCGCATGGCACGGCGAAGACCTCGTCTGGCTACTCAACGCCATCGACGCACCAGCACGGGAAACTACACCGGTGTAATTCGACCGTGATACGCTGAAAGCACCACACCACAGGTGTCGGAAATATCAGGAGCCTGAACCACGCTGGTTCGGGCTTTTTTGTGCGCCCACCGCTCATGGGACGTGCTCCTCTCAGGTCCGGAACCCCGACGCTGGCTACTTGCGCCGCCAGCGTCGGGGACCGACCGTCACCTCGAGCTATTCGATCAGAGATCATCCAGCGTCGAGATCGTCGACTACGGACCGCACCAAGTCCATCCAGGCTCGACCAGGAACCTCGTCCACGAGGTCGTCTGCAAATTCCTCCCACGTAGGGTCGCGGTTGTCCAGTTCCTGGTGCGCGTACACCTGGGTGCCTTCCCAAAAGAGTGGCCCGTAGGGCGAATGCTTCCGCTCCGTGTACTGAGTGACAACGTAGAACGGATCCTTTGCGCCGGGACCGTTCATCGCGGGAAAAACGTGCTTGTACTCCCACCCGCGCCAGACCCGTTCGAATACGAGCTCGAAGCTCACCTTGTCCCAAGGCAGCTCATTTCTTTCAAGATCGGCCAGTCCAAGGGCGAAGCCCAAGGAGACGGTGTTCTGCTGGGTGGACCGGGCAACAGGCATCAAATCCTCCGATGGCTAGGCGTGAGTGTCCCTGGAGCCTACATCGGCAGGAGGGGGTCGCTATGGCCACCTACGACCTCGCCACACTCTTCGACCGCGTCGCGACCCACTTCGAGCCGCCCACACAGAAGTGGGACTCGCCCGCTGACATGGCCGACGCCCTCGACCCCAAGCACCGCCGGGTGCCTGCCATCGACTACATCAACGACCGGCTTGTCGAGGCCTACAGCACCCCTGATTCCCGCATGGTGCTCTCCGTCCCGCCCCAGTCCGGCAAGAGCCAGTTGGCCGCACGCCGGTTCGCACTATGGGCCCTCACCCAGAACCCCAACTGCAGGATCGCCATCGCCTCCTACGAGATGGGAGTCGCCCGCCGGTGGGGCCGCACCATCCGTGACGACATCCGGCAGAACGCCGACCAGCTCGGCAACCTGCGTGTACGTGACGACGTGAGCTCACAGTCCGAATGGCTGCTCTCCGGGTATGACGGCGGGGTCTACTCCGTCGGCGTCGGTGGTGCCCTCACCGGTCGCCCCGTCGACCTCATGATTATCGACGACCCGGTCAAGGACGCCGAACAGGCCGCCTCGGATACCTACCAGGAACGACTCTGGGACTGGTGGCAGACCACGGCCCAGACCCGCCTCTCACCTGGCGCCCCCGTCGTGGTCATCCAGACCCGGTGGCACCAGATGGACCTCGCAGGCCGGCTCCTCTCAGAGCACCCCGACGAGTGGTCGTTCACCAACCTGCCTGCCAAGGCCGACCACCGGCCCGAGCGCGGCGAGACAGACCCGCTCGGACGCCAGCCCGGCGAATACCTCCGGATCCCCTCCGGCAGGTCACAGGCCCAGTGGGAGCAGCGCGAACGCAACACCAGCGCCCGAACCTGGGCCGCGCTCTACCAGGGTCACCCGTCGCCCGACGAGGGCGGCGTGTTCCCCCGCACCGACGACTGGGCCCGATACTCCGAGCCCATGTGGACCGAGAAGCCCAACGGGTCCCGCCACCTCCCCGGGGTAGGGGAGAGGGCAGACCACGAGCTCATCCAGTCCTGGGACCTCACCTTCAAGGACACCAAGGGCTCGGATTACGTCGTCGGCCAAGTGTGGCTGCGCATCGGGCGGACCGCATACCTGATCGACCAGGTGCGGGCGCGAATGAACTTCACCGCCACCCAACAGGCCATCAAGGACATGCACCACCGGTACCCGCAGGCCTACGCCATCCTCATCGAGGACAAAGCCAACGGGCCGGCGATCATCAACGCCCTGCAGAAGGAAGTCCCGGGGATCATCCCGGTGGAGCCACAAGGGTCCAAGTACGCCCGCGCCAACGCCATCGCCCCCTACGTGATGTCAGGCAACGTCGTCATCCCAGAATCCCAGCTGCTCCCGGGCGCTGCGGATCTGCTGGAAGAGGCGCTGAACTTCCCCAACAGCGGCCACGACGACACCGTCGACGCCCTCTCCCAAGCCATTAAGGCGCTGCTGCAGGACAACCTGGAGGACGACCGGCTCGGCGAGATCATCGAACCTGACGAGTACGACGAACCACCCATCAGCTACTGGTAGACCCTGGAGGTGACCATGCCGCACCCACTCGACGCCCTGGTCACCGAACAGGACCGGACCCGCGACCTCACCGGGGAGCTCGAGACCGCACTGTGGAAGTTGGAAACCCTCCAGGAGAACATGGCCCAGCTCGAACTCTCCCGGGAGGACGCCGGCTGGCAGCTCCTCACCTCGCAGGGCAAGCAGGACATGACCCGCGAGGGCATCATCCGGCACGCCGAGCAGCACCGGGTAATGGCGATCGCGAACCCGCTGGTCCGCCGCGGCCTCCACCTGTCCGCCGCCTACTGCTTCGGGCAGGGTGTCGGGACCGTCGCCAAGGGTGACGCGGTCAACGCGCTGGTCCAAGACTTCCTGGACGACCCGGTGGTGCGGGACGTGTTCGCCGGCGCCCAGGCCAACAGCCGCAACCAGATCGCCCTCGGCACCGACGGAAACCTGTTCTTCGCCCTGCCCACCGACCGGCTCACCGGCGCGGTCACCATCCGGGACATCCCCATGGATGAGATCGCCGAGATCATCACCGCCCCCGGCGACAAGGCCACCGTCCAGTACTACCTGCGAGTGTGGGCTGAGCGTGACCCCGCCTCGGGCAAGTACTTCAACCGTAAGGCCGCCTACCCGGCGCTGCGCTACTCCCCGGTCACCAAGCACAAGCGGATCCGGCTCTCAGCCTCTGAGACCGCACCCGTCCAGTGGGACGTGCCGGTCTACCATGTGGCCGTCAACCAGCTCAAAGGCCAGCAGTGGGGCACCGCAGACGTGTTCTCCGCCATCCCCTGGGCACGCGCCTACTCCGACTTCCTCAACGACTGGGCCAAACTGGTCAAGTCCCTGTCGAAGATCGCCTGGATGCAGACCTCCAAAGGGAAGCCGGGGCACTCCCGGCAGGCGCGGGCCGAAGCTGCACGGATGGGTGACATGCCCGCAGGGTCCACAGCCGTCATGTCGGGGGAGACCACCCTGCAGGCGGTCCCGAAGACCGGCGCGACCATCGACTCCGAGTCAGGCAGACCGTTGGCGACCATGATCGCTGCCGGTTTCGGGCTTCCCGTCACCACCCTGCTGTCCGACCCGGGCCAGACGGGCGCCAGGGCCACCGCTGAGACCCTGAACCTGCCCACCCGGCTGGTGATGGAAGCCCGCCAGGAAGTGTGGCGTGAAACCCGCCGACAGATCCTTGAATACGTGATCCTGCAGGCGATGCTCGCCCCACGGGGTGTGCTGCGTCGTCGTGGCCGGGTCAACCGGACCCAGGACACGCTGCGCCCCGTGTTCCGTGAGGCAGGGGAAGGCACCCTGACTGTGGACTTCCCGCCACTGGATGACACCCCCGTCGAGGTGCTGGTGAAGGCCCTCGTGGAGGCCGACAGCGTCGGCCTGGTGCCGCCGCTGGTGATCTTGGAGAAGCTCCTGCGAGCTATTGGGCTCAGGGACGTGGACGAGGTCATCGCATCCGTGACCGATGACCAAGGGAACTTCGTCCCGCCGCAGACCGTGGTGGCCGACGCCGCTGGGCAGAGAGCCGCTGACGCTCTGCGTGCAGGCGGCAACCCTGCCGACATTCTGTAGAGGGGTGGTGGTCGCAGGTGGCTGTGACAGACGAGACCCGCCGAATCGCCATGGCCCGCCGGGCCGAGATCGTGGAACTCTCCGACGCCGCAGTCATCGCGATCGCCACCGCGTGGGTGAACCTGTGGGACGAACTCGAGCCCCAGTATGACCAGCTGGTCCAGGACCTCGTCACCCAGTACCCGGCCGGCGCCACCCCGGCCCAGTTGGATCAGGCGGAGCGGGTCACCCAGGCGATGCAGACCACCCGGGAGCGGCTGGATGAGCTGGCAGAGTACGCCGACCAGCGGATCATCCAGGACATCGAGTCCATCGTCGCAGGCGCGCCCCCGGTGGTGCTCGACGGGCTCCGCTCGCAGCTTCCCGCCGGGCAGGCCTCAGCGGTTATCCGGTTCGGGGGAGTCAGTGACACCGCACTGGCCGCCATCGTCGCTCGCACCACCAGCCAGATCCACACGGCCACCGCCCCACTGTCTGCGGACATGGAAGCGGCGATGAAGCGGAACCTCACCAAGGGGATCATCGATGGGGCCAACCCGCGCACGACCGCCCGTCGCATCGTCCGGGACACCGAGGGAGCGTTCAACGGCGGGCTCGCCCGTGCCTCACGCATTGCCCGCACCGAGCAGATCGACGCACACCGTGCCGCGCACGCCGCCACCGTCGCAGAGAACACCGACCTCATCGCAGCCCGAGTATGGATGGCGACACCAGACGCAAGGACCTGCATGTCCTGTGTGGCGATGTCCGGCACCGAGTTCCCCGTCGACACCGTCGGCCCCGAAGACCACCCGCAAGGCCGGTGCGCGTTCATCGACAAGCTACGTCCATGGTCTGAGCTTGGCATCGACGCTGACGAGCCACCCGACATCGACACCAACCTCACCGGCTGGTTCGACGGGCTCACCGAAGACACCCAGCGGCAGATGCTCGGCCCAGGCCGCTACGAGCTGTGGCAACAGGGCTCCATCGGCTGGGACGACCTGTCGGTCCGGCGGGAGAACGACGACTGGCGTGCCGCCTACTACGAGACGCCGCTCCGGGAGCTCTCGGGCCGCTGACGCGGGGGCCGGTGAAAGAGGGTGCCGCACTCCTTGCACTCGGTCCAGATCGACGAGCCCTGCCGGGTGAGCTCAATGCCCTGGAGCTTCTTCTCGCCACCGCACTCAGTGCACCACCCGGACGAGTCATCGACCAGGTGCGAGAAGTGCCTGTCTACCATCCGCACAGCCTATAGGAGGCGACCATGACCGCTCAGCTGACTGCCGTCTCTGAGGCCACCGGCACCCTCACCCAGACCGGGAAGTCTGGCGTGATGAGGGTCCGCATCATCGATGAAGGAACAGGCTCCTCCGGCACATACCCCGCCGCGACTCTCGAGTCCGCAGCGACCGACCGAGTGTTCCACAAGGGCCTGCACCTGCACTTCGACCACCCCACCGTCTCCGAGACCTCAGAGCGCCCCGAACGGTCCGTCATGACCATCGCCGGCGCACTCGAGTCAGACGCCACGTGGAACCCCGACACCCGTGCCCTGGAGGCAGACTTCAAGCCGCTGCCGTCCACCTACGACGCCATCAAGGAGCGCGCCGACCTGATCGGGCTTTCCATCCGTGCCTCCGCCGAGGTCGAGGACGACGGGACCATCGCCCGGATCGTGGAGGCCCAGTCGGTCGACCTGGTCACCAAGGCCGGCCGGGGCGGCCGGATCCTGGACGTCATCGAGTCCGCCCGGCGGGAGATCGCCGAACGCAACGGGCTGAACTACGAGCCCCGGCATGTGGACAAGCAGACCGGGACACATTGGGACGGCCAGCCGATCACCGCTTCCCAGGATCTTCGCGAAGCCCAGTACCTACGTGAACTCACTGAGGCCACCGACAACGACGTGCGCCGGTACCTCTCCATGGCGGTCGACGCCTACGACCAGGACGGCCAGTACGCCTACCTCGAAGATTTCGACGACACCTACGTGTACTTCCGGCTCTCCCGGTACACCGATGACCGGCGCATGACGGCTGAGTTCCGGCAGACCTACACCCGCGACGGCGTCAACGTGACCCTCTCCGGCGAGCCCGAAGAGGTCAAGCCAGAGACCACATTCACCCCCACCAATCCTGAGCCTGACACCTCCACGGCAACCGCCGTGGAGTCCGCTCCTAGAGCTACCACTGGAGGAAGCATGGAGATCAAGGAAGCCGAATACCAGCGCCTCAGCAAAGCTGCGGAGCGGGTTCAGGCCCTCGAAACCGAGCGCGACACCGCCGTGCAGCGCGCCGACAAGGCAGAGGCCAGCCTGGCCGAAGCCGCGACCCGTACCGAGGCCCAGGCCATCGTTGCTGAGGCGTTCAAGGGGATCGACGCCCCCAAGACCCAGGCCCGCCTCGTCGAGTCTGCCGTCCGCGCCGAAGCCTTCGAAGCCGACGCGTTCAAGGCAGAAGCCGAAGGCCTCGCCGAGGAGATCGCCGAAGCCAAGGGCGGACCCCGCATCACCGGGTTCGGCGACACCGCCGCCCCCGACACCATCCAGGAGTCCGACAAGGTCTCCGACGAAGACATCGTCACTGCTCTGAAGGGAGACCGCTGAGATGGCAACCAACCAGCGCTACGCACGGGGCGAGTACATCGCCCTCACCGCCGACCAGGCCTACGCCTCCGGTGACCCCGTGGTCATCGGCGCTGTGGCCGGTGTCGCGAAGATCGACGCCACCGAGGGGGAGAAGGTCACCATCTGGCTGGTCGGATCCTACGACTTCACCGTCACCGGCGCCGCATCCGAGGGGGACGTCGTCTACCTGGGCGGCTCCGGGCTGACCATGACCGCCAACTCCACCCCGTTCGGTGTGGCCCTGGGCGCTAAGGGCTCCGGCTCTGGTGACCTCGAGGTCGCCCCGTTCGGATACGTGACCCCTGCCGCCCCGGCAGCGGGCTGACCAGCACACGCTGAGAAAGGAAACAGACCATCATGACTAAGGTCCTGAGCAACGTGCTGGAGTCCGCAGGCTTCCGCATCGGCAACACCTACGACCGGAAGGTCCTCGAAGCAGCCAAGCTGTTCGCTGACGGGTTCTCCGGCCGCTCCCACACCGCCACCGCCCTCCTGAAGGAAGCCTTCACCACCTCGGACTTCCCGTCCCTGCTGGGCGAGGCGTTCGAACGGGAAGCCCGTGCGGCCTACCGGGAGGTCACCGACGAGACCGCAGCCATCGCACGCCGCGAGACTGTGGTCGACTTCCGGCCCAAGAAGCTCATGGAGCTCTTCGGGGAGACCTACTTCGAGCGGGTCAACGAGGGCGAGGAGTACAAGTCCGACAACCCGTTCAAGGACACGGAGATCGAGTTCCGCGCCGAGAAGTTCGGTCGCAACTACGGGCTCACCTGGGAGCGCTGGCTCAACGGAGACTTCTCCGCCCTGGCCGACTTCCCCGGCATCCTCGGACGGGGTGGTGCGAACACCCGCAACCGCGAGGTGTACCGCCACTTCATCGGCGAGAACGGCACCCTGAACGGTGACTTCTTCGCCGAGACCGGCACCGCCGGCCTCGGGTTCGAGTCCCTCAAGGCCGCCAAGCAGGCAGCCATCGAGGCCGACAACTACCGCGGCGACGGATCGGTCGACACCTCCACTCTGGTGCTGGTCGTCCCGCCCGCCCTGGAGGACACCGCGACTGCGATCACCCAGGTGCGTACCGTCCGGGAGACCACCGTCGAGGGCGACGTCACCCGCCAGATCGAACGCTCCAACACGCTGGCCGGGATCACCGTCCAGGTGTCCCGAGAGTTCAACCGGCAGCTCGCCACCGGCATCCGCAACAGCGCCTGGGCCCTCGTCCCCGGCGCCGCCACCGAGAACCCGGCGCTCATCCTTGCGTCGCTGGCTGGTCACCCTGATGTGGATATCCGCACCAAGCGTGACCAGGGCGACCGGGTCGGCGGCGGGTCCATCGGCTACGAGGAGGGGTCGTTCGACAACGACACCATCTGGTACCGCGGCCGCTCCGTGCTGGGCACCGCTGCAGCATTCGGCCAGGGCACCTACGCCTCCACCGGCGCAGCCTGACTCCAACTGAATATCGTCTGACGAGGGCTGCGGCCCGGAAAGCGTGGTGCATAGTGCCTACCGAATCCGAGAAAGCTGTGGCCCTCGTCAGGCTCCGCATCTCCGACGTTCACGACCACCGACCAATGCGATTGCTAAGCGACGCCCAGCTCGAGCTGCTCCTGGCCGAGCACGACATGAACATCTACCGCGCCTCAGCGGACGCCCTGCGAACGATCGCCGCCTCCGAGGTCCTGGTCTCGAAGAAGATCCGCACCCAAGACCTCAGCACCGACGGGCCGGCGGTGGCTAACGCGCTGCGCGCCCTGGCCGATGACTACGACGAAAAGGCCGACGCGGCCGAGCTCGCCGCCGAGGGGTCCTTCCACCTGGTCCCGTTCGGTGGTGCTGGTGGTCGCCTGGAGGCTGAGGAGCGGAGGGTCTACTGATGCCGCTTACCAACACGTCCGTGATCCCGGATGCCTGGTCGCAGGCGCACCAGCCGGTTGCCGAGTCCGCCATGCGCTCGAGGGTCGACATCCTGGTCCCGTTGGATCAGGTGCCGTCCCCAGGGTGGGGTGAGGACCCTGGGGACCCGGTGGGTGACGCGGTGGCCGCCGGCGGGGTGCACGCCCGCATCCGGTCCCTGTCCACTGGCAACACGCTGGCCCCGTCGGGCCAGTCGAACGACACCGCCGACTACCTAATTCAGACGCCCGCGAACGCGCTTCCGAGCCTGCTTGTGGGGGAGAACGGCCACCGACTCCGTGTCACCATCAACCCCGGGTCGCCCGCCCTTGAGGGCCGCCTGTTCACCATCATGGGCATCCAACACTCCACGGAAGCTTTCGCCAGGGACCTCATCTGCCGCGAGCACGTCACCCAGACGCAGGGCACCTGATGTCCGGCGACGAACTCCGGGCACTCTCCGCAGACCTCAAAGCCGCCGGCGCCCAGGTGATCCCCAAAGCCTCCCTAGTGGTCCGCCGGTCAGCGATCGCGGTCGCCAACCACGCACGAGCCAACGCCGCCGTAGACACCGGGTTCATGCAATCCAGCATCGACACCGCCTTCGACTCCGGAGGCCTGGCAGCGATCATCAGCCCCACCGCCATGTACAGCGTGTTCGTCGAGTACGGCACGAGCAAGATGGCACCCCAACCGTTCATGGGCCCCGCCCTCGACGCGGTCGAACCCAGCTTCATCAGTGCCATAGAAGCGATAGGCGGTGAGATCTTCCGATGACCATCACCATGCGGCAGGTCTACCAGACCATAGAGGACGCGGTCGTCGGCATCCCCGAGCTGTCCGCCGCCCAGGTCCACCACGGCAACGTCCCCGACGCGCTGCCGACCTACTCGAACGGGCAGGTCATGCCCTACGTGGTCATCTGGCCCAGGGTGCCGGTCCCCACTGATGACATGGCGCTCTCCGGGGTGCAGCTGCGCGACGGGCTCGCGTTCCCATTCCAGACCACCTGTGTCGCCACCGACCTGCTCAACCAGCTGATGCCCATGACTGACGCCGTGGCTGCCGCCCTGACCGGCCTGCAGATCGGGGCGGGGAACGTCTACCACGACTCGGAGAACGTCACCGGCGGGCTCGGTGGCGGCGAATACCTCCAAGACCCTGACCTGCCGGACCGCTACTTCGTCCCCCTGCGCTGGTACCTCGAAACCCAGTAACCCCCACCCCTTTCCACACCTGAGCCTGACACGACCCCCTCCCGGTACCGGTGGGGGTTCTGCTCGTATCCACCTCCACCTGATCAGGAGAACCAATCATGGCTGAACATGCCGACGATGGCCGCGTCCTCGCGGTCGATAAGCGCACCGGGAAGAAGTACCGGGAGCACCCGCACATCGTGAAGATGGCGAAGCACCTCGAACTCGCCCCCTCCACGAAGTCCAAGACCACCAAGCAGGTCACTGAACCTGAACGTCCCTCCACTGGCGCCGCCAAGAACCAGGAGAAGTGATCATGCCGATCATCCCCACTGTGCCCCGCACCTACGCGGACGCTCACACCAAGTTCACGATCCTGCTGGGCTACACCGGCAACCTGGACGCCATCGCCGCCGAAATCCTCAACGAGGGCATCGACGGGTCCTGCCGTGTCACCAAGGAAGGCACCCGCTACTCGGCCACCGATTCGGCCACCGAGACCGGCGACGCCGCCCTGTGCGACGAGGGCGCCCCGGAGACCCTGGGCAACTCCAACTACGAGGGCCGCCTCGAGGTGTTCCGGTACTTCAACTCGGAGAACCCTGGCGCCCACGACGAGGAGGCCGACGAGATCTTCCAGGCCCTGAAGGTCAAGGGCACCACCGTGGTGATCGTGATCCGGGAGACCGGGAAGCGTTACGACCTGGACTGGGAGTCCGGCGACGAGTACTCGGCGTTCCGTGTGGACACGGATAACTGGCAGCGCCAGCAGAACATGACCGGGTACATCAAGCGGACCATCCCGACGCCGGTGCAGTCTGCCGAGCTGAACGGCGTGGTCGCTGCTGCGGCCGCCGGCGGCTGACCCCCGCCCCATTGATCGCCGGTGGCGGGGAGGGTTTGTCAGGCTCACCCCCGCCACCGGTCACCCCTTCACCATTCGAGCCTGACGCTGAGCCTGACGACACACACTTAGGAGCCTGACATGACCGAGCAGAACACCCCCACCGACGCCGACGAGACCACCGAGGACACCGAGGTCCCGGCGGCCCCCACCCCCGATGTGGATACCTTCGACCTGGCCCAGTGGCTCGCCACCGGTGAGACCGGACGCTCCTCCGAGACCGTCACCATCTACCGTGACCCGTCTCTCGAGGCTGAGGTGAAGCAGCTCCGCGCCGACGTCGCCAAGCACAACGCCGCCAACACGGGGGAGCCCGACCCGGACGCCACGTTCGGTGACGAGGACACGGCCTCTGAGCTGGAACGCCGGCAGGCCGACCTCAACGTCCGGATCCGCGCCGCGAAGGCTGACGTGGTGATCACCGCGCTCTCCGACGGTGAGGTTGAAGAGATCGCCGCCAGCTTCAAGAAGCGCTACGTCAGCGAGAAGCGCAACTGGAACGAGACCGTCAAGGGCACCTGTATGGTGCTCGCCCAGGCCGCCACCGTCAACGGGCAGCGGCTCACCGCAGACCAGTGGCAGAAGCTCTCCGAAGGCCCCCTCGCTGGCGGGCAGTGGGCCAAGATCAAACAGGCCTGGCTGGCCGCCCAGCACAAGACCCCCAGGGTCGACGCCCCTTTCTCCTAGAGTTCCTCAGCTCAGACCAGGGAGGGTGGGCGCTGCTCGCGCTGCAGGCCGCGCAGGACTGGTCCCGGTCACCGTCGGACTTCATCGTCCATCAACAGGCGGTGACCGGGGACCTGCGGAGCCGGAACCTGGACCTGATGATGGCGCACACCATGCACCAGCGGTCCCTGTGCCCGCAGTGTGGCTACCCGAAAGCGGTGTGCAGGTCTGAGGAACGATTCGAAGCGCAACGCGAGGTGTGCCACGCCTCAGCAGTCGTCGAGGCCCAACGGGCTGAGGCGCAGAAGAACGACGCCCCGGATTATGGGGTCATCTATCTGCCCGCGTACGCCGGTGCCGGCAAGGGGGAGGAGTCCCCAGTGAAGCCGCCGCCAGGCATGTTCGGCTAGTTGAGGTCGAACTCCCACTCGTAGTAGTTGCCTGTGTACATGTCTCGGTAGACCAAAATGCCCGCCTCCACCGGCGTCTCAAAGATCATGGGACCTGAGGCCGACGAGCCTGCTCGGACCGTTGACCGCGGGTAGCGATCCTCGTCCCGAAGACAGTTGTTTGCCGCGTGCGTGGTCGGCTCCTGGCCAATTACTTGTCCGTCCGCATCGATGAGTTCGAAATGCGGAGGGTTGAGCAGAAACCCGTTCTCCATGTGCTGGACCGCAGAGTCAGTCATCTCTACGGAGAAGTCGATGGCGAAGAACGTCCCGTCCGGGTCAATCGTAGAGGCGCGGTTGCAGGTGAAGTCTTGGTGGACCTCTGAAGCCGCCAGCTCCAACAGGCGCTCTCCGCTTGCCGAATCAATGAACTCCTGAGGGCTGTTCTGAGGCATCGGCAGGTTCCCTCGCTCGTTCAGGCCGAGGTCACCCGATGCGGACTCTTCAACATCGGCTTCCTCGGTCGGCTCCGGCTCAGGAGTCGCGGTCACCGTTTCCGTCGCTGTGACGGTCGCAGTCGGCTCAGGTTCCCCTTCGCCGGCGCAACCCGCCACAAGCGCTCCCGCGCAGATCAGCGCGCCCATGGAGATACCGATTCGCGTGTGAGTCATAACTCAACAGCATACCTAGGAGGTCGGACATGGCCGGTAGAAGCGTTACCGTCAGGCTCTCAGCCGAGGTTGCTGGTTACTCCAACGACATGGACCAGGCCGCGCAGGCCACCGATCGTGTGGCCGATTCTGCGGACAAGGCGGGACAGTCTGCCGAGCGCCTGGGTCAGGCCAACCAGTCGGCTGCCACCGGTGTCAGCGCCTCCTCCGAAGCACTCGCCCGCATGTCCGGTGGACTTGAGTCCGCAGCACCCGCGGCAGAGGCCACAGCCACGAGCGTAGAGCACATCGGCACAGCTGGCTCCGAGTCCAGCGGCGCACTCTTCCGCATGACGGAAGGCCTCTCCGGCGTGGAGTCCAGCGGGGACGCCGCACACCGCTCCATCCTGGCCACCGCGGGTGGTATGGACGGCCTCGTGGGCAGCTTCCAAGAAGGCCTCACCTTCGGGGGAGGCTTCCGGGACACCCTGGGCGCCGTCGGCTCCACCCTGGTCGGAACCGTCGCCGGAGGTTTCCGCCAGGCCGGAGACGCCACCCGTGACTTCCTCACCACCGCGCAGGGCCTCAGCTCAGAATTTACCCAGGTGGGCGCTGTGCTCGGCGTCGTCGGCGGCGGCCTCATCGCCCTCAGCGCGTCCGTCATCCAGACCGGCATCGCCTACAACACCCTGCAGCAGGTCGCAGGCCGCGCCATGGAGACCATGACCGGTTCTACTGAGGCGGCAGCCGTCCAGATGGAGCGGTTGCACTCCTTCGCCGACGAGTCGCCCTTCGCACGCGACACCTGGATCTCTGCACAGCAGCAGCTCATGGCGTTCGGTATGGAAGCCGAACGCGTGGTCCCCACCCTTGAAGGGGTGCAGAACGCGGTGGCCGCCATCGGTGGCGGTGACCAGGAGATCATGCAGCTGGTCGACATCCTCGGCACCGTCGAGGGCCAGGGCCGCATCACCGGACGTGAACTGCAGCGGCTCGGCCAGATGGGCATCAACGCCGCCGAGCTCATCGGGTCGTCCATGGGTGTCTCCGGCAACGAGATCCGGGAACAGATCACCGCCGGCACTCTCGACGCGTCGACCGCCATCACTGCCCTGACCGACGGAATGAACGTCCGGTTCGAAGGGGCCGCTGAGGGGCTGCGTGACACCATGACCGGTGCGCTAGACCGGATCCGTGCACGAGTCCGCGACCTGGGCTCCATTATCGCAGCGCCCCTTGTGGATCCCACAGGTGGAGGCTTCCTGGTCGAGGCCATCAACCAGGCCGCGGACTTCGGGTCCTCGTTGCTCGAGCTGAACCCCGCCCTGATCCAGTTCGCTGGACTCGGCACCCTGGCCGCAGGTGGACTCATTACCCTCGCCGCAGGCTTCTTCATGGTCGCGCCTCGACTTCTCAGCTTCTGGGACTCCATCAAGGAAACCTCCGGCCTGATACGTGACTTCGCGAGCAACCTGCCCGGGATGAGCACAGGACTGCGCAACGCCGGAATCGCGGCAGGCGTCGCCGTCGCCGCTATCGCTGGACTAGCGATCATCGGCAAGCTGACACGAGACTCCGAAGAGTTTGCCGCCTCGGTCGGCGACATGGGACGCGAGCTGCGTACCGCAGCGCAGGGCGGGGAGGCCTTCGCCTCGATCGACTGGACCATGGCTTCCAACGGGCCCACTGATCTGGCCGGAGCCTTCGAGCGGATCACCTCCGACGGCCTGATTGACCGAGTCAATGACAGCGTTAACCTGCTGCTCTATGACCTCTTCGGTATCTCAGGCGAAGCGTCGGACCTGCAGGCACAGTGGGAAAGCATGGATCAGGCCATGGCAGAGGCCTTCCAGGCCGGGCGCTTTGACGAAGTCGCTGCCGGGCTACAGCAGATGGTGGACGTGGGGATGGAAGCGGATCAGCTCACGGAGCTCTTCCCCGAGGTTTCCGAGGCTATCCGTCAGGCGGCCAACGAAGCCGGGTACGCCGCTACCAACCAGGAGATCCTGGCCGTAGCGACTGACGCTACAGCGCTGGCTGCATTGGCGGCTGGTGCCGCATGGGAAGAAGTAGAATCCGCCACCCAAGGTGCAGCGGCGACCACGCGAAACTCTTCCGAGCTGTTCACCACTCTGGCCGAGGGTGCAGAGATGGCCGCGTCGGGCATCTCTGACCTGGTCGGCAACATGAACGAGTACGCCGGCATCGCGCTTAGCGCGGAGGCCACATCCGACGCCTGGATCGAGTCTCTGCAGGAGCTGCGCGGTGAGCTCTCAGACGGAGAGTTCTCCATGAATCGCTACTCGGAGAAGGGACTGGAGAATCGAGAGATGCTCAGGGGTCTCGCTGAGGACACCTGGGAGGCCGCCGCCGCGCAGGCCGACCTGGAGGGCAACCAGCAAGCCGCCCTAGACGTCATCAACGACAGCATCAGCATCATCCGTGAGGCTGGCGAAGCAGCCAACATGTCCGCCGGCGATATCGACGACATGATCCGCCGTTATCTCGGTTTCAACGACGTCGAACCCATCGAGATTCAGGCGGAGAACCGGGCGGCGGCGATCTTCGACGAGGTTGAGCTGCAGCTGGGCGCCCTGCCGGATGACTTTGAGATCTGGATCAGCGCCCAGTCCGAGGAGGCGCAGGCCGTCATCGCTGGCCTGCTGGATCAGGACCTCGAAACTGTCATGGGCATCCTGGCTGACCCTGCGCTGGCCGAAGAGGTCATCACGGCCTTCGAAGCGGGGGACTACCAGGCCATCGTCGATCTCATGGCTCAGGCCGAGTCCGCCCAGATGGTGGTCTACGACTTCATCTCCGGCGAGTACCAGGCCCAGGTCGATATCCAGGGCAACGCGGTGCCCGCGAATGAGGCGCTGGCCGCACTGATGAACGGCGATTACACCGCGGTGGCAGACATCCTCGGAGACACCACCGAGGCCTTCCTCGCCGTCCGGGCGTTCGAGGCTGGTGACTACTCGACCGTGGCCGAGATCCTGGGCAACAACGCCCCGGCGGCCGCCGAAATGGCGGCCTTCCTTAATGGCAGCTACTCCACCACGGCGTCTATCAACGGCGACGACGGCCCGGCCCGAGGCACCATGAACAACTTCACCGGGACAGATTGGCGGACCACCGCCACCGCGCAGGCTGACACCGCCGCGGCGGAGTACGCTCTAGGCCCCAACGGGCTGACCCGCACCCGCACGGTGACGATCCGGACGGCGATCTCAGGCTCCAACCTGCTAGGGAACACCAGCTCCGGCGGTCCTACCCTGGGGGGCGGCTACACAGGTGGCCGTGTTGGGAGGATTCCCAACACTGGTTCCGGTCTGCAGGGCTACACCTCAGGTGGTCGCCCCAACAGTGGCTATCGTCTCCCGTCCACCGGCCTTGGCACCGACCAGATTCTCGGGGTCAACGGCGCAGGGATGCCGGTCGCCCGGGTGGACGACCTGGAGTGGATCGTCAATCGGCGGTCGAGCGACAAGTACAACCGCCTGCTCGGGGCGATCAACCGCGACGACCCCAGAATCCAACACCTCGCCGGGTTCACCAACGGTGGCCGCCCCGGTTACCAGGGGCAGGTGCGAGAGTTCGCCGGCAGCGGCGGGGCCGCGCCACGGATCACGGCCAACGACATCGCCCGCGCTCTCGGCGGGGGTGGTGGCCGGACGGTGCAGTTCAACATCACGAACCACAATCCGCAGGCCGAGCCCACGTCGATGAGTATCAAGCGTGGGTCTGAGTACATGGGAGCGGGGGTCTTCGAATGAGCACAGGCGCACGCTCCGGTGAACACGTGCGGGTCAGCCTGCAGGACACTCCTCTGGATGATGACCGGTGGGCGGAGCCGGGGTCTCGGTTTCACACTCACAGGCCTGGGGTGTGGGAGCTCCTCACCGGGACTGAGGTGCTTCCTCGTTACCCGGGGGCCCGGGTGACCCGGTGGGAGGTTCCCGGCGGGCAGGGTGAGCGGCGGGCCCAGCACATGCCGGTCAACGCCCGCGTCATCCCGATCAGGATCCGGTTCGAACCCATCTGCACCGACCCGGCTCACCCCATGTACCAGCGGGAAGGCCGGGACGCCGAAGAACGGTACGGGTTCTTGGCGCAGAACATGCGCGAGTTCATGTGGCGCACCCGGGTCGGGACCCACATGTCCGGCGGGAACCTGCGTATGACCCGCACCCTGACCGCTGGGGAGCACTTCCGTGACCGCCGGCTCGCGCTGGGGTCCAATGGCATGGAGTCCTGTGTGGGCTACTTCGAGTCTGACTGGGACGTGGAAGTCGCCGACGCGGCGAAGTTCGCCACCGTGACCGCGCTGTTCCGGAACCCGACCGGCACCTGGTACTCCCGGATCCAGTACGCCGGATCGGGCAACGTCACCGCACTGGAGCCGGGACGTACCTACGGGTTCGACATCCCTATGGGCGACGCACCCGTCGAGGACGCCCTCATAGGGTTGCGGATCATCGGTGACGCCGGCCCCATGTCCGACCGGTGGGCACGGTTCACCAACGACATGGGTGCAGGGTTCCGGGCGATCAACATCCCCGACAACAGGTGGTGGATCTTCCACAGCCTCCAAGCCCGGGCCGGGTCCACCGGCAGTGTTCAGCGCCGGTGGGATGTCGACTTCTCAGACGATTCCAAGATGGTCAGCGTGGGGCGCAGGCTCGGCACCTCGCTGCTGATCACCCCGGGCATCGCCGGGGTCGGTTCCCAGGTGGGTCGGATCAACGTCCGGGTGGGCAAGCCCGCCTATGTGCACTTCGCGGTGCGCTCCAAATGGTTCTAGAGGGAAGGAGGCGGCCATGACTGAGACGCTCTCCGGCAACGACGACCAGGCGATCCAGATCCTGGTGCTGCAGCCCGGTGTGAATCGGCTTACCGATGCACATCTGGGGGAGATCACTGATCTGGTCAGCGCCCAGGTGTCTTTCACCTGGCGCGGCGATCCTGGCACCCTGACGATCACCACCTACAAGGATTCGCCCTCGGTGGCGAAGCTCAACGGTGACGTGGAGCTGCAGGTGATGCTCCGGGACCCGCGCCGGGAGATCGATCACCAGTGGCGGCAGGTTGTCAACGCCCGTTTCGTGGTGGACCTGGATTCGGAGGATCGGGCCGATGAGGCGAACACGATCACGTTCACCTGCCCCAACTCGGCGACCCTGCTGAACAAGACCAAGATCCACCGCTCCACCGGTGCCGCCCGGCTGAATAACGATTATGACCGGGCGAAGTCTGACTACCAGGAAGCGCAGCGGGAGTATGAGCGCCCGTTGAAGGCCTTCGGTGAGCAGGCCCGGGCTCTCCAGCGATTGCACCGCTTCCCCCGGGTGGGCACCTATGCCTACTTTGGCGTGGCGTGGCTGAATCGCTCCCGCGAGATCCGCCGCGGCGCGCTGGCCTCCAACGCCGCCCGCAACGGCAAGCTCTACTGGTGGAACGGCGGCAAGTGGCGGGCACTGTCCGATGCTCGGTGGCCGGTAATGAAGTCCGAACTCCGTGAGCTGGGGGTCGAGGTCGCCCGGAATCGTCGGCGGATGGACGCAGCCCGGAGGCGCTACCAACGGGCCGAGCGGGCCCAGCGGGAGACCTCTCGGGACGGGGTCCGCCGGTTCTACAACGCCACCCCCGGCCGGGCACTCTCCGAGCTCTGGATCGAGGAGGTCCGTCGGCAGCGCGACGAGTACCAGGTCACCATGCACCACGACGCGATGAACCTGCTCGGTGTGCGCCGGTCCTGGACCAACACGCACGACTCCAACGGCCAGTGGTGGCCGCTCTCGACCCGCTCCGACTTCGAGGTTCCCCTGGGTGGTGGTCTGCTCGACGCCATCCTGGATCTGGAAGAGCGCGGCAAGCTGGATTGGCAGATGCGCGGCCGCACCCTGGACCTGACCCGGCCTAGGAAGCTCGAGGTGGATCAGTCCACCCGGGTGAACCTGCTGTTAGGGCGACCCATCACCGAGGCACCTGACCGGGGGTCCCGGATGGAGCACTTCTCGGTCGCCTGCGTGGTCGGCGGGGACGGCTACTCCCGCATGATCCCCTACAACGTGCCGGTAGAGACCGCCTGGGGCAGGTTCGTGGGCACCATCCGGGAACCCGAATCGGTGGACGTGGCATCGGCCCGTGACCTGACCTACGCGGCGCGCAGGGCAGGCTCCGCCCGGTTCCGCCGCGAATCCACCCTGTCGCTGACCATCGGCCAGGCGGACCCGATCCCCATGATCGACTTCCAGCCCGGCCACTGGATCGGAGTCTGGGACCACGAGGGGGAGCGGACCCGCCGCCAGGTGGATTCCATCGTGCTCTCCTGGGCCCCGGACGCTCCAATGACCGCAGTGGTCACCCTGGACACCCGGTTCCGCCGGCGCGAGATCAGCTTCGCCAAGACCATGTCCAAGACACTCGGCGGGGTCGATCACATGCAGGGACACATCCCGCTGAACCCCGCACTGGAGCCGCCAGTGCGGTTCGACGTGCCCGGCTTCGCCCCGCCCATCGTGGAGATCCAATCCACAGTCCAGTTCGACCCCCTGGAGGGCCGCCCGTGGATCGCCCTCTCCGCCCTCTGGGAAGACGTCGGGATCCCAGAGCCCACCGACCCCACGGTCGATGAGGACGAGCTGCTGGATGAGACCCCGGATGACCCGGACGGCATCGACTAGGAAGGAGGCCCCCTGTGGCCGATGAAGAAGAGTTCCCAGTCGATGACAACTACGGCCTGATCGACCAGCCAGAGCATGCGGATGTGGTGCTTGAGGGTGTCGTCACCACCGGCGACGAGGACGGACCGATCGACGAGACCAACCCGGAGCCACCCACGGTGGAGCCGATCACCCCGGTGGACTCCTGGGCCGAGGTCGACCCCGACTACGAGGAGCTCCTCGACGAGGACGCCGAGATGGAGGATGTTCCGGATGAGGACATCCCCGCCGGGGACCCAGACACCTCCGGTGACGACGAGACACCGTTCGAGGGTGTGGCCTGGGCGTTCTACGAGATCGAGGGCCGCTCCTTCGACCGTGACGGCGCATGGCAACAGCTCGCCCGGGAAGAGTTCACCGGATCCCTGGATGCCCGGATCGACGGGTTACCGGCGGGGGAGCGGTGGGAGTTCCGTGTCCGCCTGGTCGACCACGACGGGATCGCCTCGGCCTGGTCCGAGACCACCCTGGATCAGCTCCCAGTGGACGAGACACCACCCCCGGCGCCCACCGCCCCCATCGTGGACGAGAACAGCGGCTTCATCACCTACGGGACCGACGGCACCCTGACGGGACCGACCCCGGCGGACATGTCTCACATCTTGGCGTACGTCCGACAGATGCACCCAGCAGGACAGCCAGACGGCGATCAAGGTGATCCGCGCCTGCTCGGGCGCTTCACGGGTGAGGGCTACCAGTCCACCGGATCGCTCGTGAGCGAGGTGCCGCACGAGTTCTGGCTGGTCGCCGTGGACACCACCGGCAACGGTTCGCAGTGGTCCCAGATCGTCACCGCCACACCCTCTGAGCCAGTGGACGGTGCGCGCATCCGGCAGGAACTGGAGGCCATCAACGGGCCAGACGGACGCCTGCCTGCACTCGAGCAGTCCCTCTCTGATGGGTTCACCGCCCGGGACCAGGTCATCTCCGAGATCCAGCAGGCCGCCGTAGACTCTGCCGAAGCCGCGCAGCTGGAATACGACCGGCTTCAGGGACTGGCTGCCGACGCTCAGGCCAAGGCCGACGCTGTGGAGACCGACCTGGGTGCCACAGCGGCAGAGGCGCAGGCGGCCCGCAGTGAAGCCCAAGCCGCCCAGGCCGCGGCTGACGCAGCACAAACAGCAGCGGCCGCAGCACAGTCCGCCGCGGGGGACGCGCAGAGCACCGCAGACCAGGCGATGAGTTCCGCGAACGCGAAGTCTCGGATCTACTCGTCCACCCAGCCGCCTAGCGGGACCGCAGAGGATGGGGACACCTGGTATCGGTGGAGCTCCGAAGACCCGGACCGGGACCTCCGGGGGATCTGGGTGATGGAGTCCGGCACGTGGCGGAGCATGGGCACACTGTCGCGCACCCTGATCCCGTTGCTGGATATCGGGGCTGGCACGTTCGGTGAGCTCTCCGGAGATCGACTGCTCGCCGACTCGGTGGGTGCGCGTGAGGTCAACACCCTTGACCTGGCGACAGACACTGCCCGCATGAACCAGCTGTGGACCGGGCTGGCGATGATCGCAGAAGCTCAGATCGATACCCTGCTCGGCAACACCGCCAGGTTCAAGGAGATCAACGCCCCCCTGATCCAGTCCCACACGGACCCGGACATAGGGTGGAAGCTTCGCCCAGATGGCACCGCCATGATGCGGGAAGCCGACGTTCGGGGCCGCTTCCAGGCGGGCACAGGAAGCAACCTGGTGGAGGTCGACCAAGGTGACGTCACCTATTTCTCTCCGATTGATAACGCCAACCGGACGCTGACCGGCATCCCCTATCTGCGCTTCTCCACGCCAGACGGTGCGGGAGGCACCACGGCACCGCTCATCGCGGCCAAGCCGACCGGGGGTTTGGTGATCGGCTCGGGGCGCAACTCACCAGAGTTCGGTCGGTCCGTCATCGAGATTGACGGCCACGTCAACGCCCTGGGTGCGGACTTCACGTCTCACACGAACACGACTTCGGTCTATGCGTCGGTCGGCATCACCGGGATCGGCACCAACAACCAGCAGCTCGGAGGACTCGTCTCCTCCGGTGTCCGCACCCGGCTCCAGGGCCGCACCGCAGATAGTCACAACGCCAGAGACATGTACGTCCGCGGCGTCTCCTCCGGGTTCACTCTGACTGGTTCGGACTCGATCATGCGGATGAACTTCACCTACGGCGAGCCGACCCCCACGGGGGACCGGGTGCCGCAGGTGACATCCACGTGCGGGCTCGCCGACAACACGTCTGGGCGGATCGCGGCACTGACCGTCGGGAACATCTCAGCCTCCGGTTTCCAGTGTGCTGCCCGCCCGGTCGGTGGCGGGTCGCCTGTGAGTTACAACATCGTCTACGACGCCCTTTGGAGGTAGCCATGCTCGGAGCTGTAGTCAAAGACGACCCTCACGGGGTGCCCATCCTGGAGATCTGGGAGGCCCCCGACCACTGCCGGGTGATCCCCATGCAGGCCCTCGCCACCTACTCGGAGCTGCTGGGGATCGAGGACCCCGCCGAGGTGGCGGAAGCTCTGGTGGAGGAACAGGACCAGGACAAGGCGGAAGGGTATGTGAATCCGTTCGCAGACGCCTACCTGCTGCTGACTCACCGGGAGAAGGTCCGGGAGGAGGAGGCTGCCAGGGTGCGGGCCAAGCAACAGGACAAGCTGGCCCCTGCTGATCCTCGCAGTGTCGTGCTCGCGTCCGCGCTGGCCGCGTACCGGGCGGTCCACGTGCCCATCACCGAGGGTGAAGAGTGCGCGATGGACAGGTGCCGACGCAGAGTCCGCGAACGACTGGGGTTGAGTTTCGAACCTACCACCAAGCCCGGCGCGGTCAGCAGGATCAAGGCCACCACGGTGCGGGCGCAGGAACACCCCCTCGTCGTGGAGATCGGGCCAGAGACCTACACCCAGTACCGGCAGGAACGGCGCGCCAAGCTCTCCGAACTCCTCGGCCAGGTCACCTGGTTGGTCGACCAGAACCGTCGAGATTTCCTCCACCGCCTCACCGGCAACACCGAGAACCCGCTGGGTGACGTGGTGGGGCCCGACGAGGCGGCCCCCGAACCGACTGCCGAGGAACTCGTCGGTCGCTACAGGAACGAGGTGGTCTCATGAACACCGAGATCCCCGACCCCGGCCCGATGCCAGTGACCCGCAGGAAACGGTTCTGGGACTTCCTCGAAGAGCCACGCTCCGTCACGGGAGTCCAGATCGTGTTCACCTATTGGGCGGCGATCATCTTCGGAATCCTCACCCTTGAGCAGCCACCACGGACCACCAGCGTGATCCTCGGCGACGGGCTGGTCGTCGCAATCGCCTGGCTGATGATCACCGCCGGAGTGGTGGGCACACTGACAGCAGCGTTCGGCTGGTGGTGGGTGGAGCGACTCCTAGGCATCGGGTTCCTGATCACCGCCTGGCTGGGCTACGCCTACTCCGTCGGTGAAGCCCAATGGTTCGGAGAAGGGAGCAGGTGGCTGCAGATCGGGTTCCTGAGCATCTCGCTTTCGGGAATGCTCACCCGGTTCATCCGGATCCGGCTCGACAAATACGGACCCGGTATCTACGGGGGATAAGGAGGACTCCCGTGGAGGAGAACGTAGGAGTCCTGATCACGATGTCAGGTGCGATCGCCACCCTGCTGGGGATCTTCCTCAAAGGCCTGTGGGACTTCATCATGGGCAAACACAAGAGGGACCTGGAACAGGCCAATCACCGCCGGGACTCGATCACCCGCTACAAGCAAGAAGCTCACGACGCTGACGAGCGAGCGAACCGGGAATGGAACAAGGCCCGGCAGTTCGCGGCTTACGCCCACGACGTGGAGCAGTTCTGCATGCGCGAGCATCGCACCACCTCGGATCAGTTCCCGCCCTGGCCGGGGTAACCAGCACGGAGCCTCTGAACACCGAATACCCACTCGGAGCCTCTGACACCAGTCGGGGCTCTTTTCTATGCCAGGAGGCAGCTATGGCTCTATCCAAGGCTGTGACTCGCAGAGTCCAGCTCTCCCCGAACTACACCACCGCGAATCGTTCTCTCGCCAGCATCCGGGCGATCCTCATCCACTGGTGGAACGTCCCCAGCGCGGGCGCCACCCACGGCGGTGTCGTCTCCTGGTTCATGAACAAGGACTCGAAGGTCAGCGCCCACTACGTGTGCTCGGCGAACCTGGTCACCCAGCAGGTCCGTGAGAAGGACATCGCCTGGCACGCCGGCCCCGCCAACCGAGACAGCATCGGACTGGAGCTCAGCCCCTACTGCACCGCGGGCGATTACCAGACGGCTGCGGAGCTGATCGCGGACATCTGGAAGCGTGCCGGCCGGATCATCACCCTCGAACCCCACCGGGCGCACATGGCGACCGCCTGCCCCGGTGACTGGGATCTCGGCCGTCTGCACCGGATGGCGCTGGCGATCTACCGGACTCCCGTCGTCACCACACCTGTTATCCCCCCACCCCCCGTGCTGCCGCCGGCAGTGATCATCCCCGAGAAGGAGAAGCCCATGTCACTCACCACCCAGAACGTTCAGCAGATCGCTGATGCCGTCCTCAACGATCGGCGTCACGACCTCAACGGCAACGCGAACACCCAGTCGTTCAAGATCGCGAACACCAACAACCAGGTCAACTTCCTGCGCGCTGAAGTCGCCGGGCTCCGTGGGGCACTCACTGGCCTGGTGGATGTGCTCGAGAAGGACCACGTGGGTCTGAAGGCGCACGTCTCGGATGAGATCGACCGGGCCGTCGCGGAGATCACCGACGTGGTCGAGGAGGCCTGAGCGATGGCGCAGAAAGTCCCGAACAAGGGCATCCATTCACCCCAGACCCGCAAGTACATTTACGGTGTGGTCGCGGCCGCGATCCCGCTGCTGGTGATCTTCGGTGTGATCGCTGAGGACCAGGTGCAGCTCTGGCTCACCGTCGCCGCCGCTGTGCTGGGCTTCGGCTCCTCTGCGCTGGCCGCACCGAACACCCCCAAGGAAGTCCCGGCCTCGGGCACCTCCGAACGACAGTCTTGAGAGGCGGCTCATCATGGTTGAACTGACAGATCCACCGGTTCTGGAGCATGGGTTCGTGCAGGGCCGGTTCGTGACCGCGGTGGCGGACACTCTGGATGATGAGGACCGCTACCCGGATCTGCGCGGCATCTCTGGGAATGTGAGGTTCACGGCAACCCAGCCGGTGAACCTTGTGTCTGCTGGCACTCCGGCGACGGTGGTGCAGCAGCCGGTGGTTCTGCCACTCAACGCGGACGGCTGGCTGGTCGACGCCCACAGTGAGGACGACCCGGCGCGGACCCCTGGCGTGTGGCTGGCGGTGGGCCGATATACGGTGCAGACGATCTTCCCGTCTGCGACCCCGGTGCCGCAGTTCAGCATTGAGGTGACCTCTGAGCACACCAAGGAATCGCCGCTGAACCTGACGTTGGCTGCGCCGATCATCCTGCCGCCTCGAACTACCGAGGTGACTCGGGTGATCGACCGGCAGCTCGCCCAGGAAGCGGCTGGGGAAGCGCAGAGCCACGCTGAGGCGGCGTCCCAGGCGGCGGCCATGGTCGATGAGATCGCAGGGGGAGTCGAAGCGGGAGGGTTCCTGCTTGATCAGCGCGGCAACGTCTCAGGCACGCTCGATCTGTCTGAGGTGGCGCGGAACCACTACGTCCATCTCACACTGACCGGGGATGTGACAGTGGCCCTGCCTGAGTCTCCGATCCCGGGCAGGATCATCACCCTGGTCATGGCCCAGGACGCCACTGGTGGGCGCTCGCTCACGATCCCTGACGCCCTGTCCGCCTATGGGGTGTTGCCGGTCCCGGCGCAGGGGGCGAACGCGGTCAGTGAGTGGCACCTGGTCTTTGACGGGGTGGACTGGAAGGTCCGCGTCTCAGGCACTGACGACATGACTCCCACGGAATGGAGCGTGTGATGCAGACACCTGAAGAGAGACGTGATGAAGCAGTCGCGGCGGTGATCGCCGCCGGTGGTGTGGTGCGAGGCTCCCAGCCGATGGCGCACCCCGATGACCCGCACACGGTGGTCGCCTACCGGGTGCTGGCGGGGTCGCCGTCGAACCGGGTCCGTGACGCGGTGGAAGCCGTGCGGGCCGAGACGGAGACGAACCTGACCGGGCTGGTCCCGTGGGCACCTGAGTATGTGGAGGAGGTGGAGGAAGATGAGGTCAGCAACGCTTGACGGCAGGCTGGAGGCGGTGGCAGGGACCCCTCTTGGGATTCTCTATGGGGGCAATCAGATGACCGGTGTCCTGGGGCCGGGGGGAGACTTCCCGGTGACTTGCTACGCCGCTTTTACGTTCTTCCCTACCGCTGACCTCAGTCTCTTCCCTACGCGACAGATTGCCAGTTGGGGCGCTGCCGGAAGCACCGCAAACTCCTCCGGACAAGGATTGGTCCTGCGGACTTCGGGTACCTCAGGTGCGCAGAACGTGATTGAAGGGCGACACCAGGAACAGGGTGGGGCAATTGCATTCATGGATGGAGGAGTCGCCGTACCTCTTGGTCAGACGTGGGCGGCGTGCTTCGCCTACGACGGCGACAACTTCTACACCCATGTTCTCGGGGGCATCACTTCTGTCCGCGCCACAACGGGAACAGGCCTCGTGAACTGGGGCCTCCGAACAGCACCAGACGGGCACTTCGGCGGTAACACGCATTCGGCTGTAGCGTACTCCGGACTTCACGACGAGAACACGCGTCTCTCAGTGATGCACTGGCTCGCCCGCCGATTCTCTCTCTCTCTCTCTCTCTCTCTTAGGCCTCGCTTTTGCTGTTCTGCGTGGGAGTTGGCGGCATGAGGGCCGCAGTGGTGGAACGTCGAGACATCGCAGGCTTTCACCCCGGAAATCCCACAGGCGGAGGAAGCTGGACCTCTCTACCAGGGGCGCCCGCCTCGAATGTCTGGGAAGCCAGTCGGACATTCGACCCGCACTGGGGTGCCTCCATGTTCCCCGCCCCAGAGGGGTCGTGGTGGCAGCTGAAGGGTTGGAGCTTCCGAGCGGAAGGCGACCCAGTGCGGCTGGGCGTAGCAGGGTGGCACGGAGACAGATACGCCAACGACGCGCTGAACGGTCATCGGTTGATATGGGTCCACCCGGATCGCATGAGAGGCGACTGGGTCCACTTTCAAGTGCCCTTCCGGGTGACCTACCCTCCGGGTGGAGCTCATCTGTTCATGCTCCGCGGGCAACGTTCAACAGCGGCGCAGGTGCCGGGCTACCTGGCAGGGTTGACCTTCACGCCGATCTAGCTGGGGCCTCCTCATGAGGGCGGCGGCGACGGATCACAGGGTGTTCCACCGAGTCAGCAACCCGGCACTGAATGCGGCATCCGTGAACGGCGTACCAGTCGGGTCGGGAGGCCTTACTGGCGAGCGTGGTCCTGATGGTCAACGGGTGTACCGCATCCAGTCGGCATACCCGACGCCTGAAAGCTGGTCGTGGGGATACTTCATGCAGTGGAACACCCCGCCAACTATGGCTGCGGGCACAGTCGTCAATATCACCTGGTCGCTAAGGGCCAGCAGGGATGTAGTCAGGCAACTGCAGCTCATTACCGGGCCCGGCGTCAACGGGACCACCTTGGGTAACCCCGTGGTCACCACCGAATGGCAGACCTTCACACTCCCTGGAGTGGTTCTTGCTCATGACGTAGCTGGCGCTCACAGGGTCCGCACGAGTGGTGTCGGTGAGCCGGGGTTCTGGATTGAGTCGACCGCGCCGCTCATCGAGATCGTCCGACCAGCGGGCTGAGCCCGCACACAAAAGCCGCCCACCTTGCCTATCGGGCAGGGTGGGCGGCTCTAGTGCGTTGATCTAGGCGACCGGCCTAGGAGGCAGCTCCGCTTGGGTGTCCCAGGTGAGCTGCGAGTTCGGGGCAAGGGCGACGAGAGTCTCCTCGATATGCCCTAGTTCGGAAGTCCACACCACTCCTTCGAGGATCCGTGAGGTCTCACCCGCATCTGACATCGTTTGGGGGTCAGTGGTGCCAGCGCAGAAGTAAGAGACGTCGTTGTCGACGGTGACTTTCTGCCGGCGCTTGATCATCTCCCGAACCTAGCAGGCTGCTTTCCCCCGGCTCTAGGACTCATCGTCCTATGGTCTCCCGGGGGCGAACCGTGTGCCGGAAGGTCAACACAGACCATGGCACGTTAAAGCTCGCTCATCTGGCGTTCTACTTCTGTGATCCGCTCCTCGAGCGTTTCCGTTCGTCGCGTCAGCTGCTCCATCGCGAGGACGATGGCCTCTCGGCGTCCGGCGAGGGTCACAATGTCCGCGACCGGCGCGTCGTCAGGAAGTGACTCTTCCGTCGACTCCACGACACCGAGATCATCGAGGAGTGTGCGCACTTCGGACTGGATCTGGCCAAGTTCCTCCTGCATACGACGCTGGTCGTTCGCACTCAGTTGGCTCGCTATCAGTGCGCTGACATCGCTGGTATCCATACGGCTATCCTAAGCACTAATACCCACGGCACCACACAGAACCGCCCCATCCTCAGTCGAGGGTGGGGCGGTTTTCACAACTTCGGAGTCTGTTCATTCTGCACGCGAGCCATGCGTAGGATCGTCGTCTACTTCGGCAGGAATGTCGATGTCGATAATGTGTTCGCGTTTAAAGCGGATCGGCTTCTCGTGCCATAAGTCAGGGATCGCGACTGGCGAATTGTGGAGAAGTCCTACATAGCCCCGTCGTGTTCGTTTGGTGACTCGGACCCACATTCTCTCCCCCCAGCCGGATCGAGTTTTGAAGCCCAGCTTCACTATGTCCCCGGGCTCAACATCGTTCTTCTCGTCATCCGTGGGGACGTAGAACTTACCGGGGTTCCTTCGATTCATCTTGACCCCGTCGGTGAGGGACCAACCCTCAGTTACTTTGCGGGTCCACAGCCATCGAATGCGTCCGCCAAAGCCTTCGATAAGGGCCACCTCGAACTGCTCGGCCACAAACAGGGGGCGGTCTTTGTACGGGACCGCGTCCAGTTCGCCCAGCACCTCGTCGCGACGAGGGTCGCCACGCGGGAAGGCGAGTACCAGGAGGCGCAGAATCAGGCGAGGAGCAAAGCCGAAAACCAAGAGCGCTAGGACCAGGAGTGGCCATGGTGTGGCAAGAAGGTCGAGGAGTTCCATCAGGCAGTAGCGGGGCGGAACCTAGGAGACGGGGCCAGGCGGGCCTGCGTCCGGTGTGCCCTAACGGCGGCACCCAGCTCAGATTTCCCTTGATCCGTCAATACGTAGTACCGACGAAATCGCCCCTTCGGCGCCCTAGGGGGCGTCTCGACCCAGCCATCTTCGAGATAACCGGCATTGAGCATGTCCCACAGAATGGGATAAAGGGCTCCGGAGCGCATGCGCAGTTCCGAGCGCAGATCGGCTACCCAGTGCTCCTTTTCCTGAGACGTGATGAGCTCCACGGCCACTCTCAAGTATTTCTTTGACCGCTTCATGCCTCCACTCTACCGATGCGCCGGGATTCGGACATAGCCTTTTGAGACACTAATCCCTGAGGTCGTATGGATCCTGCCATGAGGACTCTGCCCGGCTGATCCTGTTTACCCATTCTGCGGGCACCCACGCGCTGCGTCTGTCGTGCGCGGCGTCATCCCACACGATCATCACCCGGGTCGGAGTCCAGCGGCGGACCTTCGCGTCCACGGTGCCAAGGTCGGGGAGCTCCACTCGCACGTAGGGCTCGCGCCGGTACGGGGCCGACTGAACCTCGTCAGGCGTGATGTGGTGCTCGCCGTAGATCAGCAGGTCCGGTCTTGGTCGGGGTTCATTCACGGCACCAGGATGCCATGGGGCTATGACTCGACGGCCGGCATCACGGTGGTGGGATTGAACGCCATCTCCGCGAACTGGGCTGCAGCGTAGTGGGCGTCCGGCTTGAGGTGCGCGTAGTGCTTCTCGGTCACCGTGACGGACGAGTGGCCGAGGTGCCGGGAGAGCTGCCAGATCTCCATACCGGCGTCCAGCATCAGTGAGGCGTGAGTGTGCCGAAGCGAATACAGGTCCGGCTTCTTGTTCAGCGCGGGGGCCTTGCCGGCGACGGGCTCGCGGAGCTTGTTCACTTGGCGTTGCCAGCTCTGGTAGAGCCGTTTCCGCCGGAGCCTGACCCGTTCGGCGCTCTTACCTGGGCCGGATGCCTGGGTGAAAAGTGGCTCGGCAGGCCTGCGGCCCACGACATGAGCCCGCAGGACCTCGGCGGCGGACGGTGGGAGACCCACCGTGCGGATCGAGCGGGGAGACTTCGGCTCGCCGATGTAGTCGCCATTCACGAGGTCCTGCTTGATCGCCTTGGTGACACGGATGGATGGCTGCCGGGCGTCGAGGTAGGCGTCCGACACGTCGAGAGCGCAGAGCTCGGAGGGGCGCAGCCCGGTTGCCAGCATGATCTTGTACGGATCCGGGGCGGTTAGCCCGGAGATGATCAGATCAACCTCGGCCAGCGAGAGGAATTGGTCGCGCTCTACCTTCAAGGTTCGAGCGCGGGGGAGTAGCCGGTCGTCCCAGGGGCTGGCGGTGATCCAGTTGTAGGTCACAGCGTGGGAGAGGATCGGGGAGAGTGAGCCGACCACGTTCCGTATTGTCTTGGGTGCCCGCTTCTTCTCTTCCATGGTCCGGACGATGGAGCGGATGTCGTCGGCGGTGACCATCGAGACAGGGAGCGTGCCCAGCGCGGGGGAGAGGTGGTTCTCCCAATAGGACTGGTAGCTCTGCTTGGTGTAGGGCGTGCCGCGGTGGCGTTCAAGCCAGTGCTCGTAGACGTCGGCGACGGTGGGTCCGGTGCGCTTGACCTTTGCCAGGTCACGGCCGGCGGCGTTTTGGTCACCCTTGTGCAGCTCGATGAGGCGCTTCCACTGCTCGGCCTCGGCGCGAGTGGGGACGGTGACGGGCTTCTGGCGGACGCCCTGCTGATACCAGGTGACCTTGAAGGATGATCCCGTTTTGTTCTTGCGCTCCTGGATGACTGCCAT